GCAATGACAGACAACGCCTCTTGCGTGCCCTGCTGCGATGCCTGCATGACCTCAGCAATGGGAGCCATCATCCCGGCCAGTTGACCGTTCACGTCCGGCAGGACCATTGGTGCTTGAGCCTGTTGAGGTTGAGCAGGAGCGGACTCCTTCGGCTCTTGACCTTCCTGAGCCTGACGAACAGCGTTCATGGCCTGCTCTTCACGGGCAGCGATCTTGAGCATCATGTCGGACTGCTGAGCACGCATGTCTGCTTGCTGGGCCTTCATCTCAGCCTTCTGGCGTGCAACGGTCTCAGCCTGGAGCTTCTGCTGCGCCTCCGTAAGCATGCCTTGCACCTCTTGCCCAGCCGACTGAAGCGCCTGAACCTGCTGCTCCATCTGCTGCATGGCCTGTTGGATCTGAGGCGGAACCTGCTGCTCTTCGTCCTTGTCGAGCGACTGCTGAACCTGCGGAAGAAGCGTCAACTTCAACCGCTCGGCCATCTCTTCAGCACCAGGCCAGTCCATGTTCTTCACCAACTGATCACCAATCACCTGCCACAGCTCAGGATTCGCCTGAGTCATCGCGGTCATCGCCTCGACAGCCTCGATCCGACGCGTGGTAAAGCTCGGGCCAGACGTGGTGTACACGTCATAGAACCCGATGTTCGGGTTGAAGATGCGCTTGATCTCGCCTTGTTCGTCGCGGACCTTCTGGAATGCCTCAGGTGCCTGGGGATCAACGATCGCGTTAGCCACCTCGCCATCCTCACCCAGAATCCGAGCAACCCGCTGCGTGTCATAGATGGCGGGGATCATGTCCAGGATCACGCGCCCAATGTGGCGAATGGCACGACCCAGGTTGTCCACGTAGTGATACGTCGCGTTGTCGCCCTCACGCTGACGAGCCATGATGGCCCGACCTGACGTCTCGTTCGACTTCTGACCCAGCGAGGCATCGTATTGCCCCGTCTCGGCCTTGATGTCGTCCGAAGCACCCATGGCAATCTGATTCAGACCAGTCTCGACCTGAGCAGCCTGAACGCGAGTCGGCGAGGGAATCGGGTTGCCTTCGGCGTCAACGTGGTTGTACGGCAGATAGGAATGGTTGGCCGTGTTGGCCGTCTGCCACTGCTTCTCGTACCCTTCAACAGCCTCAACAGGAGCCGTCCAAGGCGTCTTCGGGGAAAGCATCACCCGCTCGACAATCGCCGTCTGGGCCACGTTATACATGCGCTGCGAGTCCTTCGCGTTGCGCACGATCCCGGACACATAGACCTTGCCCTCGACCTCCCACTCATTGCCCACTACACGAGCAACAGGGATGAAGCGAGAAGGAAACTCCTTGCCCTTCTCACCACCTTCGAGGATCTGCTGGCCGTTGATCTTGCGCCAGACACAAGTTTTCTTGACCGTCTTGCGCTCTTTTATCGGCCGTTCACCGATGAAGACGCCTTCAGGTAGATCCTCACCCTTGAACGACGAAGATCCGTTCGCGTACAGGCAAAGGGTCGCTTCCTTCTCGACAATCTCGAAGTACTCAGCAATGCGAACCTTCTTGTCCGAGCTGAACCAGGACGAGTCGTCGGCAAACTTCCAGTCGATCGGGTCAGCGTCAGGGTACTGAGCCTTGAACTCTTCGTCCGTCAGGTCTTCATCAATGAAGCACCACTTCGCATCACCACCCGCAGGATCTTGGATGTCCGGGTCCATGTGAACGCGGAAAGGGTTCTTCACCCGCTTGATGAAGATGTCCTGATCGAACGAATCGTCATTGACGTAATCAGCCATCACACGGATATACCCAAGGCCCGAAGTCACCTGATGCTCAGCAGCGGTGTCATAGGCGATGTCAGCGTCCGAATGCGCTTCGATGTGCCTGACCAGACCCATGAGGATGTCAGCCACCTCAGGATCAGCCTTGTCGTCAGCAGGACGGTAGCGGATCGAAGGACGGTTCTGCCGGATGTCGTTCGTCACCTGGCGGATGTGCTGAGGCATCTTGTTGATGGTCAGCATCGGACGCATCGACTGTTTGCGGTCCTGGATCGTCTTCTCGTCCCACTGCCAAGGATCATCGGGAGACGACGCGGCAAAGCGGATGTCTTCCTTCTGCCTCTCCCGATTGTGCGATTCGCGAGAAATGGCCTGCTCAAAACGCTCCTTGGCCGTAGCTAGGATCTCTTCGTCCTTGCTAGTGGTTGTTTCGGCCATGGTTATCCATTCATCCAGCTTCCCGAACCTTCGGGGATTGTCTTAAGGGGTTTGCGTTCTCTGACTCTCGATGCCCGGCGAACACCTTCACAGGCGTATCGCAAAGCATCGATTACGTGGTTGTCCTTGTCCGCCAGCACAGGCATCACAAGGTTCGTTAGCGGGTCGGTCTTGTAGCTGTACAGCGTCAGCTCATCGATCAGGTGCGTGCAGCGAGGGTGAACGATGATGTCGAAGCTCTTCAGGAACTCGACACCTTCCTCTAGGCTCTTGGCTCCCTTGACCGCACTCATGATCTTGGGGAAGCCGTTGCGCTGCATGTGGCTGATCGTCTCGGGCCTGGCTGAATCAGCCGTGATCGGCCATTTCTCAGACTCAGGCACCTGCATGAACAGAGCAGGTGTATCCACAATCTCACAACCAACCCTGTACGCCTCATATGGAACGTACAGCTTGCGCCCTTCGATGTAGCACTGAACCAACACAGTCGGATCGATCGAGAAGCCCCAGTCAGCACCTTGCCGAATGACGGCGTTCTTATCGACCTCAAACTCTTCGACCGTCCAGTTGCGGAACACCCGCGCTTCGCTGTTGCGCCTGTAGTCACCAAGCCAAACGTGAGCGTACTTGTCAGGGTCTCGCCGCCTGTCGTACTCCATTTCTTCCCGCAATTCATCGGGAAGCCATGGGTTGTCCATGTAGTTCGCCTGGACGACAATCGCGCCCTTCGGCAGTTCTGGCCCTCTGAGCAACACATCTATTGGATCGCTCGCTAGGTCAGGGTTCCAATCAAACCAAAGTTGGCTACCTGGCTTACGTAATGTTGGCCTGAGGAGCGTCAAGCTCTTGTCGGTCGCTCTTTGCGCCTCTGCGAACCAGCCTCTATCGAACCCTTCGAGCGACTTGATCGAGTCTGCCGTGTGGTTCTGCATGCCCTCAAAGATCGTCACTCCTCCTTGCTTGGAGAGGATGCGACGATCCTGAACATCGAAGTACGCCCCAGCGTTGAACCGCTCGATCTTCTGTTCAAGCAGCTTCTTTACCGAGAACTCCAGCGACTTGAGCGTCTCACGCAGGCAGACGCAATCAAGTCGCTCGGATACGTTCTCCTCTAGCCACAGTTCACCAAAGAAGTGCGACTTGCCAGAACCTCGACCTCCATGAGCGCCTTTGTATCGAGCTGGCTGAAGCAGCGGCTCGAAGACCTCAGGCGTCTGTATCCGAAGGACGGACGATGACACGTTCAATCTTCTCGAAAGCAAGCGGGTTTTCCGCGTCCCCTGACAGCGTGACAGCAGACAGATCAGGCACCGACTTGCGCAGCAGGATCTCGATCGCCTTCATGCGGCTTGCCGGGATTTCACCCGTTTCGCCAAGTGCATGTTTCTGCAAGACATTTATCAACTGACTTGCCTGGATCTTGGCCCTGATGTCCTCCTGATGGAGTTTGTTCAAACGAGCGGCCATGATCTACACCGATGCTTTCCGCAGAATGTCAGCCATCGCTAACAAATCAGTCCTCAGCTTCTCATCCAACACAGACCAACGCGCAGTCCCAACCATGCCTTCATGGTTCTTCAGGGTTGCTTCGATCTGGCCTCGGCTCATCTTGGAGACGCGGGCTTCATAGGCTTGAACTGCATCCATGATCAAACCCCTTGAGCCCGAAGCACCCGATTGGCCGTGCCAAAGCGGATGTACAGGTCTTTGAGGTGCCAACCAGTAACGAAGGCGTCGATGTTGATCTGATAGGCCCTGCCGTACCAAGGGAAGAGAGGCAGGCGCAGCGTGGTCATGGCCCCCTTGTACTCAAGGCTCAACCCGTATGGAGTTGCCTCGCCCGGCTTCTTGGTCTGGATGATCGGCATCACTGCTCCTTAGAGCCCCTGGAGTCGCCCAGGTGCGGAAATGAAAGAAGCCCGCTCAATCTCTCGACTGGCGGGCGTGAAGGGTTAGCGACTGCCAACCAAGGAGAAGGGGTGCCGGGTCAGATCCTTTAGCTACAGCACATCAAAGATGAAGATCTGCCCGGCGAACGCGAAAAACCCGCCGATTCTTGCGAAGGGCGGGCCTTAGGTTCTTATCTATCTACCGGCAGAGGTGGTAATCCACCAATACCAGAACAAAGGCAATGTAACCTAATTCATGCCGTTGCGCAAGTCCTGTGAAATCTTTTCATGTACTCCGGTGCCACGTCCATGAGTTCGCTGAGCATCCAGGCATGCGCTCTGACCAGGCGGTTATAGAACGTCTGGTCCGGTGCAGTGGGGAATCCACGCTCCTTGAAGCTCTCGATCATCCAGGGCTTGTAGTACATCGCCACGGCTGCGAATAGCTTCGGATCGGCCTCTGACAAGGTGGCAACGATCTTGGCTACTGCTCCATGGTCCTCTGCGCTGTACCCGGTTGGATCGATCGAGCTGGCCGGCGAGTAGATCATGGTGAAGTCTAGGCTCTTTCGCGGATAGCCCAGCCCACCAGTCGCAGACTTGATGTCGTAGAC